GGGGAACCAGTAGTTGAGAGACTTAACCCTTTGAAGGTTAGAGTGTTTAAGTCGGGTTACTCCAACAGAATTGAAGATGCTGATATGATTATCCTTGAGGACTACTGGTCCCCGGGTAGAATCATAGATACTTATTATGATGTCCTGACCACAAAGGATGTCAAATATATTGAACATATTCCATTTGCAAACGATGCTTCTGATACTGATTCTATGGATAACATAGATGAGAGAAGAGGCTTCGTTAATATGCATATGGTTGGTGATGTCTTTGAAAGACAAGACATTGACCCATATTATCTTTTCTCTGGTGATGAAGTTGATGATTTACTTCCTTATGACTTGGCTGGTAATATCAGAGTCTGTAGAGTATTCTGGAAATCCAGAAGAAAGATTAAGGAAGTGAAGTCCTATGATATGCAGACTGGAGAAGAGATTTTTAATTTCTATCCTGAGACTTATGTTTTAAATGAGGATTTAGGAGAGGAAGAAAAGATCTTTTGGATTAATGAAGCTTGGGAAGGTACTAAGATTGGAGATGAAATCTATGTTAATATGAGACCTAGACCAGTCCAGTATAATAGACTTTCCAACCCTTCAAAGTGTCATTTTGGTATTATAGGTTCTATCTATAACTTAAATGATGATAGACCATTCTCTATGGTGGATATGATGAAGCAGTACAATTACTTGTATGACGCTATTCACGATAGATTAAATAAGCTTATTGCAAAGAACTGGGGTAAATTAATCACTCTAGACCTTGCTAAAGTGCCAAAAGGATGGGATATTGACAAGTGGTATTACTATGCTAAAACCAATGGTATTGCTGTTATGGATTCCTTTAAGGAAGGTAATATTGGTGCAGCTACTGGTAAACTTGTCGGCGCATTGAATAATGCTTCTTCTGGAGTTATTGATGCTGAATTAGGAAATTCAATCCAACAACAGATTAATCTACTTGAATTTATTAAGATGGAGATGTCTGAAGTTGTTGGTATTACCAAGCAAAGAGAAGGTCAAATTGCTAACAGAGAGACTGTTGGAGGTGTGGAAAGGGCTACTTTACAGTCCTCACATATTACTGAATGGGTATTTACTATTCACGAAGACCTTAAAACAAGAGTGCTTGAGTGCTTACTCGAAACAGCTAAGATTGCATTTAGAGGTAGAAGTAAGAAATTCCAGTACATCCTGCCTGACTTTACACAGGTTATTATTGACATTGATGGTGATGAGTTTGCTGAGTGTGACTACGGTCTAGTTGTTGACAACAGTGCTTCTACTCAAGACTTAAGCAATAAGATGGATATGCTTGCACAAGCTGCTCTTCAAAACCAAACTCTATCCTTTAGTACTATTATGAGGCTATACAGCTCTGCATCTATAGCTGAAAAACAGAAGATGGTTGAAAAGGATGAGCAGGAAATGAGGCAAAGAGCTCAACAAGCACAGCAAGAACAATTACAGGCAGAACAACAGAAGGCTCAAATGGAGATGGAAGCTAAGCAACAAGAGCTCTCTATGAAGGATCAACTTAATATGAGAGACAATGAAACTAAGATTCTAGTTGCTACCATCTCTGCTAACTCTAGCGATGATGGAGTTGAGGAGCCTGAATATTCTCAGGAAGCTAAAGACAAGTTAATGGAGCAGATGAGAGAGTTTGAATCCAGACTTAAATTAGATAGAGACAGACTTAACTTTGATAAGCAAAAGGCTGCCACAGATGCTAGATTAAAAGAAAAACAAATTAACAAAAAAACTACTAGTAAATAATGGAACATCTTTGGGAAATACTCGGATTTGTTGTCACAGCTTTTGTGGGAACTTTCTTTGGATGGCTCTTTGGTAGAAAGAAAGAAAAAGTAGAACTAGAGGGAACAAAGGTTCAAAATTTCGATGCCGCTCTTGAAGCATACAAAAAGATGTATGAGGACATGATTACTGATTTAAAAACTCAGGTTATAGAACTGAAAGAGGAGAATGTTTCTCTTAAAGAGGAATTATCTGAGAATAGAAAGCAAATCATTACTCTTACCAATTTTGTGTTAGCCAGCGCCATTCAGAAAGGAAGTACTCCTGAAAACTTTGAAGAGTTAAGACAAATCATTAAATAATATGGCTAATAAAAAACCAAAAGGAAGACCTAAACCACTATCACATTCACCTGGTTTAACTAAGAGCAGAAGAAGATATGACAGTGGTGGAAAACTCAAAAAGAATTCATAAACTAACAATAGGAGTTCTTAAGGTTATTCCGATGCTATTGGCAATAACTACTCTATTAAACCAAGTACTCTCATTCTTTAATATAGACTGGGAGATACTTGGCTTTATTGGAGGAGTATCCCTACTACCAATGCTCTTCCTCTATGTATCCAGTTATTGCTTTAGATTCTGTGAATATCATAGAATGTTCTTACACTATGTAGTAGTTTGTGACTTAATTACACTGTATGACTATTACATAGGGATTCCTGTCTCTGCGGTAACTCTATTCCTTATTAATTTAATTATAACAGGAATAGCTTTATTCCTTATTTTATATCTACACCAAAAACATGTTAGATGCAATAAAGAAATATCTACTTCAGATAGTTGATGATATAGATTGTGGTAACAGTGAAATATCAGAAGAAGATGCTCTTGAAATAGTAACTGCTCTTAGAAAGTACACTAGAAAAGATGTACCTATGAGTAAATATCAAGCATATACTTATCTCAATATTAGTAGAGCTACATTTGATAATCTGGTTAGAAGTGGAGAGTTACCTAGGGGAAAGAAAACAGCTGGCTTTAAAGAGCTGGTTTGGTATAAAAAAGACTTAAATAAATATATTAAAAGTAGAACAAATAGATAGATTAGAGAATATGAATACCTCAAGAATAGATGCTCCTGTGAGCATGCAAATAGCTAGAATGGGAGAAGTTACCTTTACTAATAGTAAGTTTAGACTTCCAGATAATAGTGGATTCAATATTAAGAACGACAGTGATGAACCTGTTGAATTAGAGGTGATTCTTTTAGGAATGGCTGATGATGAAACAGTTACTACTATGTTTGATTCTGGTTGGAATCCCGAGATAGTTAAGGAGATTAAACAACCTTCTGGTACAGTGGATTTAAAGTGGGGAGTGTAGTATGGGAATTATTATTAGTCCGCCAGTTACTATCTTCTCTGGTAGTAGAGGTAGACGAGGTACCCGCTACTTAGACCCAGTAGAAGTAGGATTCACCAAAAGAAAGGCAGGTGGAAACACTAGTATTGGCAAAGGTAAAGCCAAGATAGACAAGATCAAGGGCCAGACGCTGGTGTGGAATCAGCTGGTGAAGACGTTTGAAAATGCCAATGTGATTCCGTCAAGCTCCAACTCAACCTATCATTTTTCCGGGAATGGCGTCATTATCGAATCGTGGAATAGATATTCTCCTTTTAGGTGGAATGTCGGGCTGAAAGGTCGTAATGGCCACAAATTGTTCTACCGATTCGATATTAATAAAGAAGATGATGGCTATGTTGTTAGCATAGAAATTGGTCAGGGCTCTGGGAATAATTTATGGAGCGCTACATCGACCATCCTAAAAGGAATAAAGACGTGCAACACCGATGTTAGCAACGCAAACGGTGATAACCTTTCCGTTTATGTCGCTACGTCCATCAATAACGTGTCGCTGAAGAACTTTATGCTCTTCGACCTTACCCAGATGTTCGGCGCCGGCAACGAGCCTTCGACGGTGGCCGAGTTCGAGGCTTTGTACCCCCTGCCGTACTACGACTACAACGAGGGGACGCTCGTGAACAACGCCGCCACCGGGATTGAGACCGTGGGGTTCAATCAGTGGGATGAAGTATGGGAGAACGGATCTATAAATCTTGATACTGGAGTTGATGTGCAAACATCGGCTGCTGATAGGCAGATTCGCAGTAAGAACTATATCCAAATCTTTGGAGGTATAAAGTATTACATCACGACTCCGCCCGCTTCGAGTACAGCTAATCTGCAGATTTGGTGTGCGTTTTATGATGGGAATAAGCAGATCATTGACGCAACCGGAATCCCGGAGGCATCATCTACAAGTCTAAAAGGCGTGAGGCTCGGCGGTGAATTTACCGCTCCCTTAAATGCTCGTTATATGCGCTTCTATACACAGACGCATTATGGCGGCACCTACAATCACGACATCTGCATCAACCTCTCCGACACCTCGAAGAACGGCACCTACGAAGCCTACTGGAAGAACGATTTACAACTTAATCTAACTACTCTTACAGGCAAACTTAATGGTCAAGGTAATTCTGTTGTAGTCTTTCCTGATGGTCTTAAATCTGCTGGTACTGTTTATGATGAGATTGTTGGGAATAGAGCTATTAAGAGAGTCGGAGAGGTGGATATGGGTACGATTGCGTGGGAATATAGTTCGGTGAATAATAATTTTTATAAAGCTGTTGAGGGATTAAAGATTCAGAAAGATGCCGGACTTCTTTGCAGTAAGTATGTTACCGTGTCGAATAGCGCTTTCCCATCTTCGGACAAGGCTATTGCAACAAATATGAATGGTGGTGTTGTGCAAGTAAGAGACACGGATTATTCAGATGCCGCCACCTTCACAACCGCTATGTCCGGTGTATACCTCTACTACGAACTCGCCACCCCCGAGGAGTACGTCCTTGACGCCAAACTGCCGGCCAAGTACAAGGTCGCTCCCGGTGGCACGGAAGAGAGACTGCCCGCAGATACCTCAAGTTCGGTGAATGCTCCATTTGTGGCTGACATAGCATATCCACAGCCTAAGGCCCCGGAAGAGAACTACACCGTTTTGTCGATGGGTTCCGATACCGTGATCACATTCAATGATACCGTAATTAGTTACTAAAAACAAAAAGATATGTCAATTACTTATAAAGACATCAGCCAGTTGTCGCAGAAGTCTTCTGTTGGCGGGACGGAGAAGATCCCCGTCTCTTCGACGGAGTACATCACGCCGGCACAGATCGGGAGCAAGTATGTCCCGACGATTTCTACGAACATCGCTTCTGACAAAGCAAGTGATGCTAAGACCGCAAGTCCAAAGGCGGTATATAACGAGATTCATCCAGCCAATGGAAGCTCACAGCCTTCTGGTGGTATGCTTCCCAATGTGCTATACAATCTCGGCACTTTGACAGGTAGTATAACTATATCCTTTGCTTCTGCTCCGGATTCTTCTGTGGCGAATCATTGGTATTTCACATTTGAGACTGGAGGTACAGCT